AATCTTAATTAGTTTGTTTCTCATAAACTCTTCCATCTTTGCTATCACCAAAGGCCTCGTCTTAGAAGAGGTTGTAAACCCGGGAACGATATTCGACATCCACTGGGCCTGAATAGGGTCAACATAATCATGAGAAGACTTTGTAGAATGGTAAATATTATTATAGCCTTTATCTTTAAGTTTATTAAGGACCGCGAAACCAATGTTATTATTCTCGGCTACCACCATACAAGTGCCGTATTCTGTGCCAGCATCAAATAGCATATCAGCATAATCATCCGGATTGGGCTTACCAATATATTCCGCGACTATCTCCATGGTTTCTAACTTGAAAATATGGAATGCCGAGTTGTCCTGTCCATCGCCTCTTGCTATGTCGGCTGAGAGAAGGTATGTGCTATCTGATTGGTATTCCTCCCAAATCCAATAGTTGCGATCAAAGCCGGTACGATATTTCGGCTCTTTAGTGTTCTCAAAATAATGAATAATATCATCTGGATGTATGACGGTTTCGCCTGAAACATTGAAGTTGCACTCAAGTTCTTGTGCGATCTGGCGACGAGACATATTCTTCGTCTCTTTTTCATACCACAATTGGTCCCGATCGGGATGCACATTCCACAGAAGTGTAGTCATGTGAAAAGCGTTTATCCCTGCTTCTGCCTCAACACATGTTTTGTGGAACCAGTTGCCAACGCCATTAGGAGTTGAAAGGGCAATGCAGCGGCCTCCAGTTGATAGAGTGGGATACAGGGCGGTCCAAAGCTCTTCTAGAGCTTCAACGTGTGCGGCCTCATCAACAACCAATAAAGATAGCGCCTCTGAACGGCCAGCGTCTGAAGAGGTCGAAGAGGCTTTAATCTGAGATCCATTGGTAAGTTCAAATGAAGTCCTGTTGTCAATGTGAATCTCAGATATCCTTATCCACGGAGGCAGCTGTTTCATTATTTTCTTGACTTTGCGTACAAGGTTAGTTGCTGTTTGTAACTTTGTAGCTACAACGAGAATGTTCTTGTCGCGATGAAATAACATTAGCCACACAACATATGCCGCTGTGATAGTAGAAATACCAAGCTGCCGCGCTTTTAAAATAACATTAAAGCGGTAATCGTTAAAATCTTTTAAAAGGTCGTCTTGGAAGTCATAGGTATTAAAAGGAATGAGACCCCGCTGTGGGTGGGATATCTTACAATAATTGGTGATAAAGTAGACCGGATCTTTGCCGGCTTTGACTACTTCCTTTAAGATTTCTTGCTTAGTAAGCTGATATCCCATAGCACGTCGCTAGCTACCTTTGCGCGTATCATTCTTGGGGCGCGTTTTACCAACCGTTCCGCCGGCATACGTAGCCTCTTTGCGGCCAAGAGACAACCAATCTCTAACGGCTTTATCTAGCCGATCTTCGGATGGGCCTTTGACTTCTTCGACCTCAGTAAGGCCGCCGATTTTGTAGTCACAAGTGGCGCAAACATCTGTTCTGTAGTTTGAAAGCTTTTGAACATTAACTGAGGGCTCACCTATCCTAGTAAGCGTTAGGCTGTTCCCAGTAATCGCCTTATACTCTTTCTTGAGGAAGGTTGCAATCTTGCCTATCATTCCAGAGATCTCGTTTTCAAATCCGTTTTGTGCTACTTCCTTTAAGCGGGTTTCGGACTGATAAAGGATCGTCAGATTGGGTCCGCTAAAGCGTACTTTGAATCCATCAGATACGCGTCTATCATTAATATAGTGCCCCTCTTCTCGCTTTAGGCCCACCTTACGCGCGCGGCCGTCTGCATTTAAAGACTCTTCATGAGAGCCATCCCATGCGTTTGCCGCTGCTTGGTTGATTCCTTGAATGATTTCTAGTACTGTTGCCATGTTATTCTCCTCTTGTTACCCGACGCATGCCAGCATCGGCTGCGGTATGGATCTCGGCAGATCTTCCCTTCTCGTAGGGCTGCAGCCATGGCCATTCTTCAATGTCTTGTCGGGGAATGCCGGTTTCCGCTGCCGCTGCATCCAAAAAAGCCCCGAATGCTTCCGGGGGCCCATCTAACACCAACTTAGATCGGTCGGGATCTTCAACTATCTGCAAGCCTACCTGCTTAGCAACACCTACGAGAATTCCCAAAAACGAATCGCCACCGTTCATTCCCCAAACTTCTTGGGCAATTTGCATTGTGTTTTCATTCAAAAACCGTCGCCAGCCTTCGTGTAGCTGTTGCTGTTCTTTATAACTGGACCATTTACTCATGTTGTTTCTCCTTGTCGGGGCGCCATCCAGACAACCATCGTTCTTCTCTATCTTCTATCCATTTAATGTAACATTTCCAACAACATTCAAACTTATTCATGTACAAGTTGTTGCGTACGTCAAACGAATATTTGTCACAAACAGGGCAAACCCTATTCGTATCCTTATTAAGTAGTTTTTTGTTTACTAAAAATCCGTCTGTTTCCACTTTCTCAAGTTGGGCTTCGTTTTTCTTAAGCTTCTCGGCAAAAAGTTTAGATTGCCGAATGTATTCTTGTTCTTTGTCCTCGTCCCAAAACTTGCGAGGGTTGTCGACCGCTTCAGCGCCGTACTTCTGTGCGATAGCCTTCTCTAGTTTGGGGATGTAGTTGGGATCTTTTTCAGGCACAAATATACTTCCTAGATTTTATACCCCTGAAAGATAGTCAAGAGATCAGAGCCACCATAAAGCTCTTCGGTAGCCGAGGACTCGGAGTCAGTATACTGTACCGCGACTTGGACGGTATCCCCCTCGTTCATGTGCAGTAGAACAGAGGCATTATCGGAAAGTTCGGCATTGGCGGGCAATGGTGATGCCTCCGTGTTGATCTGTTGCATACGTAAAATACTGGTGTCTCCATTAATTTTAAGCATAACTTGAAAACTTTCGAAAGTGGTGGACAGATCGAGCCACGTAATGTTGGTATAAAACCAATATTTTCCAGTATATGGCGCCGTAAAAGTGTGAGTAGAAGTATCATATCCGCCTCCTTCCAAGTCCGGGCCGGGGCGGTCGAACTGTACTACCGTCGCTGTGTTGTGACTAATCGATTGCTTCGAGGATAAAAACGCCATAAACGACACAGGCTCTAAATGTTTCTTAAGAAAATCTAATAATCTGTTTCTAGAACGAAATTCGTCTGGAAGGGAGAAATATCCTTTTGATCTCCAGCGAGGTACTCTCATTATTTAACGATCTCCGTTGATAATGCAAAGATTCCCAACGAAGCCATCGTTCCAATACCAAACCCTAGAGCCACCAGCCATGGCGCCGTAGAGGGCTTTTGCTTCATTACCAGGTCATAAAGTCTATCATTCTCTGTCGTTTTGAGAATCATCATCTGTTCGTGTCGCGATTCCCAAGACTTTATCTCTATATCCTTGTAACTTAGCTGTAATTCATAGCGCTGTTCTTGTAGATGAAGTTCGTATCCTATGCGCAAATCGCATTCGGCACCTTCGAACTTCTTATCTACTGCAACCTTTGCTGCAGCGTCCAGCGATAAAAGCACTCCAGCAAACGGCGCGGGATCGCCAGCCTCCAAGGAAACAATATCATATTGAGGAGGAGGTGTTTCTTCATCTGCAAAAGCATAAGAGGGAAAGACGAGATTAAAAATGATTAATAAAGATAATAGTTTTTTAGCCATGTTCAAGTCCGTAAAGTTTAGCAAGCTCTCTTGAAAGCTTCTCTGGATCATTATAACCCTCATCGATAAGTTTTTTAAGTTCCCTCTTCTTGGCCGAGTTTAGAGTTTCATTTCGCTTAGCATATTCTTCTTCGAGAGCTTTTAGGTTTTCATTATAGACCTCTAGGGCTTTGGCTTTCTCTTCGGCTTCTTTCTTGTGGGTGTTATTAAGTATCTCTATTTCTTTCTTATAACTCTCACGCTGTCCCTCAAAAGCATCCATCACTGCGCTTATAAAAGCTGAATTTTTTGTCAATGCCCACAACAGTAGGCCAACCAGAGCCAGCAATACCATTACTGGTACATACCAATACGCTTTAGCCCAAGCGCGCGCCTTCTTTAAAGAAGCCTTAAGAGCTAACCATTTCATTATTTAACCCCTTTTAATCTCGCCACAGTATCAACAACGCCCTGTGTTCCAATATAGACTACGGTGATCATAG